GACGAGTTCATCTCTCGCGAGCAGGTGGCCAACATCGTCAACGACGTGGTGCAGATGCTGGGCTACACGCGGGACCCTCGGGTGCGCCGGCACTGGGAGCTCATGCGCCTCATCCTGCGGGCACCTGGGCACCTGAACGGCAAGGAAATCGGCGAGATGTTCGGCGTGACCAAGCAGGCCATCAGCATACAGGCCAAGGGCATGCTGGCCTTTGTGGACAAGCGCCGGCAGGCCAGCGTGCAAGCCCAGCTCGACGCGGCGGCCAATCCAACCAAGGCAAACAAGCGCAGGAAGGGGACTGTTAAATAGGTTCTATTTGACCGACCTTCCAAGGTTGAGAACACCATGGCATCACGCATCCCACCTGAACAGCGCAGTAAGGCACTGCAGCATTACTACAACAACCTGGACGCCAAGAGGGCAATGAACAGGCAAAGGGCCAAGGAGTATTACTATCGAGACAAGGCCGCCAAGCTGGCGAAGAACAAAGCGTTTAAGGAAGCAAACCCTGAGAAGTTCGCAGAGATTAAAAGACTTTCTAACCTTAAGTACTACAGGCGCACCAAGTGTCGTTTTTTTTACCGCCGTGCCCTTATCATCTCCAGTCGTGCAACGAACCACGGGATTGATGCTGAGGAACTTTGTGCCCACCTATCTCGCGCCTGGTATAACCAGCGCGGCCGATGCGCATACACCGGGGAGAAGCTAGGGCGTGACGCGCAGGTGGATCACAAGACACCTACCTCCAAGGGCGGCACTAACCACCCTAGCAACCTTCACTGGGTTACGCCTAAGGCCAATTCATGCAAGGGGTCTATGACGCATGAGCAGTTCCTGGGCATAGCCACCGATATCGTGGCCTATATAGCCCTCAAAAGGCCCTCTACCCCCTCCGGGCAGGGAGTCTCCTCAGACCCCCCCCGGGCTCCGCGTGGCTCCGACACCCCGTCGAAAAAAAGAGCCTCTTTTCCGCGAATTTCGCCGATTGAGCGACCCCGCCGCAAACGATGACTTTGAAACTTAAGGAACTGGCCTCTGGTTTGGGTCTCACCACGCAGCGCGTGAGCATCCTGCTCAAGGAGGGAATGCCCGGTGACAGCGTGGACGCGGCAAAGGCTTGGCGCGAAGAGCGGACGGCCGCGAAGAAGCGGGGAGCGCCCAAGCCCAAGGTAGCCGAGCTCGACGACGGGAGTCTGGCCGACACGATCGAGGAGCACCGGGGGCTAGTCGGCCGAGCGCGTGGGGTTTGGGAGGCCGCGATGGAGATGGGCGACCCCAACCAGGGGAAGTACCAGACCGCGTACAACCAGAGCCTGAAGACCCTGATCGCGCTGGAGGAGGAGCAGGAGCGCCGTGCCCTGCTGGCCCGCGACTACATCAAGGCGAGCGAAGCGCAGGAGGCCATGCTCCGCATCGTCGGCGAGGTCATCGCACGCCTGGACAAGATGCCGGCGGAGATCGGGGAGTCGTGCAACCCCAACGACCCGCCGAAGGCCATGGAGGTCTTGGCGGCTTGGGTGCGGAAGACGCGGGAGGACCTGAGCCAGTGAACGGCGCCGAGCTGCTGGCCATCGGCCGCAAGGCTTTGAGCCCGCCCGACAACGCCGACCCGGTGCGGTGGCTGGCCAAGAACGTGACCAACATCCCCGACTCGCCTTTCAAGGGTGGCTACCGGCCCGAGCGCTGGCCGTGGATTGCGCACGCCATCCGCATCTTCAGCGAGCCGGCGACGCGGGTGATGGTGATGCCCTGGGCAATCCAGTGCGGCAAGACCCTGACCATGCGTCTGCTGGCGACGCACCTGATGGCCAACGATCGGGGCAATATGGTCATCTACATGGACAACCAGGACAACGCGAAGGACTTCACCCTGCGCTACCTGCGGCCCATCTTCAACGTCGTGCCGGCGGTGCGGGACATCCTCTCTCCGAACGACAACGCGAAGAGCGACACCATCGACTTCGCCGACGGCACGATTGTGTACAACAACAGCGCGACGACGCACAAGGATCTGCAGCGCATCTCGACTCGGTTCGTGTTCGGGGACGAGCTGTGGCAGTGGCCGCGCGGAAGCCTCGGCGAGTCGATGGCCCGCACGAAGGCATACGAGTGGACGAGCAAGAAACTATACGCGAGCCAGCCCGGGCTAGTGGGCGACGACTTCCACAACCTGGTCGAGATGACCGACCAGCGTGAATGGCATTTCCGCTGCACGGCATGCAACCACCTGCAGCCCTACCTGTGGGACTACATCAGGTTTCCCGAGAGCGCCAAGACGGAGGCCGGATGGGACCACCGCAAGGTCGAGGAGGGCACGACGTACGAGTGCGCCAAGTGTGCGACGCGGATGCCCGACACCAACGAGACGCGGATCAGGTGCAACGCAGACGGCGAGTTCGTGCCGATGGCCGTGAGCCAGAAGAAGGGGTACGTTGGACTGCACGTCAACGCGCTGGCCTCGACGAGCTGGGGCTCGCTGGCGGTGGACATGCTCAAGGCAAAGGAGATCAGCGACGCGTACGGCGACGAGCAGCCACGGCAGATATTCAAGACCAAGTACCTTGCCCTCCCCTGGAGCGACGACGGGGGCACGATGGTAACGGCCGCCACGGCCAGCGACTATGCGATGGCGGACGACTGGGAGGACGAGGCGGTGATCACGCCCAAGGCGAAGGTGGCCCCGCGCAAGGATGCGCCCGCCGGCTCGGTCCCCTGCCGGAGCGTCGGCGTGGACGTCCAGCGTGGGCACATGTACGCCGTTGCTCGCCGGTGGTCGGTGACCGGGCACAGTCGCCTGATGGCCTTCGCCAAGCTGGAGACGTGGCAGCAGGTGGACGACTTCGTCAAGGCGTGCGGGGTGCATCGGGCGATGGTGCTTGTGGACTCGGGCGACCAGACCACGCAGATCTACGCCGAGACGGCGAAGCGGGGATGGAAGTGCGCCAAGGGTTCGGGCCAGGACGACTTCACTGTCAAGGGTCGGGACGGCCATACGGCCAAGCGCTTCTACTCCGACGTGCAGTCCATCATGGTGCCCGGGCAGGCCAATCGTGCGCGGCTGGTGGTGTGGTCGAATACGGCCGGCAAGGATTTGATGGCGGGCTTGCGGGCGAGAAAGGTGCACAGCTACGCCAGGGACGCGGTGGCCGACTACGTGGAGCAGATGAACGCCGAGGTGCGGGTGCGGGACTCGCGCACGGGGAAGCCCCAGTGGATTTTACCCCAGGGCAAGAAGGACAACCACGCCTTCGACTGCGAGCTGCTGGCCATGCTGGTGGCGGTTCGCTGGGGTATCGTGGGCAGGTCGGGCTTGGCTGACGAGGCGCCCCTCGATGCCTGACTTGACCTTTCTCCTAGTGTTGGCACCTTTAATCCAGGACTGGCCGATGGTGCGTTGTTGGGGTGCTGTAATGGCTTGCGGCGCTCGGGTGCATGGAACACGTCGGCCAGTCCCCTCTTTACCCCCAGCCCAAGGTTAAGAACTGACCATGGCCCAAGGACTATTCATCGGACTTACGGAAGACGAGCTGCTGGCCATCAAGGCCAAGGCCGTCGCCGCGATCACGCAGGGTTTGAACGTGGTGTCTTATTCCGACTCAGGGTCGAGCGTCTCCAAGCAGTGGGCCCTCCCTCCGAAGGAGATGTTGGATGAGGTCGGCTATGCCCTGTACAACCTCGACCCCCAGCAGTACGCGGCCTTCCGCCGGACTTCTGTCGTGGCCGTCCGTTGGGACGCTCGTAGCTTCTAACTTATGCCCCCCCGCAAGAAGACCATCAAGGCCGTCGAAGTTCCGAAGCCCGCCGCCGGTGCGCAGGGGGTTCCGAAGGCGCAGGCCGCGCAGGCTTGGTCGTCCAACTTCCAGAACGCGGGGATGTCGTTTGCCCGCCGGGCCTGGTACGGCTCGACGCCGCAGGACGCCCGCAAGGACGTTAGCCAATACGATCGGCAGTCCCTGCTGCAGAAGGCCCGCTACGCGGAGAAGAACTACCCGTCCATGGTGCAGTACGTCAACGACATGGTGATGTACGTGGTCGGGGACGGCTCCAAGCCCACCAGCCACGCGGCCGACCCGGCCAAGGCCCGCCTTTACGAGGAGTACTACCACCGCGCCACGCGTAAGGCCGACATCACCGGGCGCTACACTGGCGAACAACTCCAGCGGATCATCGTGAATACGTGGGCCGTAGATGGTGAGGTCTATGCACTCAAGGTGACTGACTCCGAGGGCAAGGCCACCACGCAGATCATCGAAGGCCACCGGGTGGTCAACCCGACGATGCCCAACCAAGTCACCCCCGACACCTGGGACGGCTTCGTCTTCGGCAAGTATGGCGAGGTCATCGGCATCTGGGTGCAGTTCGGCGAAGGGCAGTTTGAGTTCAAGAAGGCCGGCACCTATTTCCATATCGCCGACTTCAAGCGGGCGAGCGGCGCCCACGGCCTGCCCCCGATGGCCCACGCCCTCAACGCTATGCAGGATCAGCTGGAGGTGATGCAGCTCGAGTTGCGGGCCACCAAGCAGGTGACGGACGTCCCCTCTGTCCTGACCAAGAATGGCGGGGCTATCGACGACAGCATGGCGGCCGACCTGAACGGCACCGCCTCTTCCGACTTCGGCGCCATCGGTGCCCAGATGGGCGGCAAGCTCCTGGTGCTCGAGCCTGGGGAGGACCTCAAGAGCGTCACCCCGAACTTCCCGCGCCAGAGCATGGAGATGTTCAACGCGGTGCTTTCCCGCATGATCGCCTCGGGTGGCCTACCCTACGAGGTGGTCAACGACGGCAGCAAGGCCGGCTCCGCCCTGGTGCGGATGGTGCTCGGCAAGGCTGACCGCTACGTCGGCGACAAGCAGTGCATGCTGCATGACTGCTACCTCATCCCAGACTGGCAGTGGCGCATCGGCTCGGCCATCGCCGCCGGCGAACTTCCCGACGACCCGAAGTGGGCTGACGTTGAGTTCAGCGTGCCCCAGAGCCCGAGCATCGACAACGGCCGCGACAGCGCGAACGACCGCGAGGACCTGCGTGCCGGCCTGACGTCCTTCTCCGCGATCGCCAAGAAGCGGGGCGGCGACTTCCGCAAGACCTTCTCCGAGCTCGTCGAGGACATCCTGTTCGCCAAGGAAGTGACCGCCGCAACCGCCGGCAAGGTGGCCTTTGAGGAGGCCATGCAGCGCTTCGCCAACATGCAGGCCCCCGCCAAGGAAGCGGAGGAAAGCCCGGAGGACGAGGCCGAGGACGAAGCGGAAGACGAAGCGGAGTCCGGCACGGCGGAAGTCCCCGAAGAAAGCGACGACATGGAAGACGACTCCGAAGAAGAACCCAACTCTTAACCCATGAAACTTATCTTTTCCAACGGCCTCAAGGGCCTTGAGCCCCTGCTTATCGACCCCACCAAGGCCAGCGACTACGCCGCCCGCCTAGACAAGTACGGCTTCAGCGACGTGCTGTCGAAGCTCCTGGGCGCCCGCCCCGAGGCTTACGTTACCCCCGACGGCAAGGGCGTCATCCCCATCGACGGCCCGATTGGCCGTGGCATCTCGCCCCTTGAGGGCATGCTTGGCGCCGCCGACGTGCTGGCCATCTCCAAGGCCATCGACGAGATGGAGGCCGACCCGGCCGTGAAGAAGATTGCCTTCCGCGTGAACTCCCCGGGCGGGACTGTCGCCGGCGTGCCTGAACTCGCCAACAAGATCCGCCGCATGAAGAAGCCCACCATGGCCTACGCCGAGGAAGCGAACTCGGCCGCCCTGTGGCTTGCGGCCGCCGCCGACAAACTTACCGCCATGCCCTCCGGGAGCGTCGGAAGCGTGGGCGTTTACATGGTCGTGCCTGACTACTCCAAGGCTTACGCCGACGCCGGCGTCCGCATGGTTGTCATCAAGTCCAGCCAGTCCCCGCTCAAGGGCGCCGGCATCGAGGGCACGTCCCTGACCGAGGCCCAAGTGGCCGACCTCCAGCGCCAGGTTGACGGCATCGCGCAGGACTTCCAGGAGTCCGTGAAGGCCACCCGCGTCAACGTCTCGCAGGACGCCTTCACCGGCGGCACCTTCTCGGGCCGCGAGGCCGTGCGCCTTGGGCTCGTCACCGGGCTGGCCGACTCGTTCGAGGAAGCCCTCGCCGCCTTCTGACCTTTGACCACTAATCCAAGTTTAAGAACACATGAGCAAACTGACTCCCGAGGCTGAACTCTCCGAGCTGCGCACTGTTGCCCTCGCCCTCACGACCGAGCGCGACGACCTCCGCGCCACTGTCGAGAAGCTGACTGTTGGCGCCGCCGACGAACTGTCCGCCGCCAAGGCCGACATCGTGGCCAAGGATGCCCGCATCGGCGAACTCACCGCCGAAGTCGCGGCCCTCGCCGAGAAGGTCGCCGCCCTGGAACTGACCCACGTCTCCGCCGCCAAGCAGGCCGCCGAGATCGTCGCCTCCACCGGCACGACCCCCGTCGCCGCCGAGAAGGCCGAAGCCCCCGCCGCCACTGTCGAGCAGCTCCGCGAGCAGTACGCCGCGATGAAGCCCGGCGCCGAGCGCGTGGCCTTCCTGCAGAAGCACAAGGCCGCCATCCTCTTCGGCCGCGTCAAGTAACCTTTCCCCCTCATTCATCCCTAATCCCTAATACTCACACCTATGGCTAACTCCGGTTTCGACATCGCCCCGGCCGCTCTCGCTGACATCATCGTCGCCGACCTGCGCCCGAAGCTCCCCGTCCTCGACATGTTCACGACCCTCGCGCAGAGCACCGAGGACCGCGGCACCACCATCGACGTCCCGTTCATCTCGGGCTCCGACGCTGCCACCTTTTCCAAGGCCGCCGGCGGCTACAAGGATGCGGGCGACGCCGTGGTCACCAAGTCCAGCGTAAACCTCGTCCACTACCACGCCACCCGCAGCTTCGACGCTTCCGAGCTCGCCGCCTGGGGTGCCGAGGGTGTCATCAACGCCTTCCGCGAAGAGGCCGTCGCCAAGATCGT